TTCTAGATAAATTTAAGAAGTATAGTAAAAGTGAACGACAACAGTTTAAAAAAGAGCTTGGATTTTTAAGTGAAAAGCCACTGGTTTTAGTAACGGGCGGCGGTCTTGGTGCTGCTCGATTAAATAATGCTGTGGTTTATGAAGGTGCTAAGCTTTCAAAAAAAGCTCAAATTATTTTAATATCAGGCGTTGCTCAATTTGAAGAGCTTCAAAAAGAAACTGAAGGATTTCCTGAGGATTTTCATCTTCTAAGTTTTGTTTCAAAAGATATGTGGAAATTTCTAGCTGCTGCGGATTTAGTCGTTGCTAGAGCCGGCGCAACATCCAATCTTGAGCTTGCATCATTGCATAAACCTACAATTTTAGTTCCTAATGCGAGATTGACTGGTGGTCATCAGCTAAAAAATGCTCAGGTGTATGAAAAGTCTGGTGCGGTTGAGGTTGTTTCAGACGATCTAATAGAAGAAAATCCTGAAATTCTTTCAAATAAAATTATTCGAATATTAGATAATCCAAATAGGATGAATAAATTGGGTGAAGAATTTGGTAAATTTGCTAAACCGAATGCTGCAAAAGATGTTGCGAAATTAATTTTCGAATCAATAGATATGTAAAAAATATCAAGCTTATGGTATAATTTAAAGAGATGAAAGAAGCGGAAAACTTAACGCGTCGAGAAAAACGCGAGCAAATTCTAAAAAAGCACTCCGAAGAGAAGGGTGCTTTTCGCCGTGGTGTAACTATTTCTAACAGGGAATGGAATAAATCTGAAAGAACACAAGAGCATAAATTAATTGTGCGCCGACGAAAACTAAGTGTATTTTTTATAAGTATTACAGCTATTTCAATTTTAATGGTTGTATTTTTGCTCCAGTTTGTATCTAGGGTTTCAGTTACTGCTAAGAGTGTTTCAAACAGTAATTTGGAAAAATACAAAACCTCGATAGAAGAATATTTTTCGGCAAACCCTAGCGAGAGATTTATGCCAAATCTAAATAAAAAAGCATTAATTTCGAAGGTTCAGAATGATAATCCTGAAATCCTGGATATTTCTAATATAAACTTGAACGGTATTACTTCTTATAATTTTGAATTAAGTTTTCGAAAACCAGTTGCTTCATGGAATGCTGAAGGGAAGGAATTATTTGTTGATTCTGAAGGTGTTTCTTTTTCTGCGACCCTTTTTGGTAAGCCTACATTAGCAATTATTGATGATAGCGGTTTAACGGCATCAAACGGTAAAAATGTTGCAAGTGGTAGTTTCTTTAGTTTTGTTGGAAAGCTAGTTGCTGCAGCTAATAATAACGGTTTAGAGATTACTAAAATTCGTATTCCTCCCGCTAGCTTAAGGCAGGTCGAGGTATCTGTGAATGGTGTGAAATATTATGCTAAAATGTCTACATCTGAGTCGGCCGAGGGGCAGATGGCTAACTTTAAAACAGCGATCAGTTATTTTGCGACGCATAAGGTTTCACCTAGCTATGTAGATTTAAGAATTGAAGGAAAAGGATATTATAAATAGATATTTTTCGAAAAGATTAAAAAGGGGAATGTATATTTTGTTCGCTTTTTGTTCTATTTAATTAGTTAGAATATAAATAAAAGAGAAGTCTACAAAAAACTATATTATTATATAAAATAATAAAAAGTCAAATTTGTCAAACAATAGCAAAGCAGGGGGTTAAAACAATAATTTAATAAGCTATAAAAATGATATTTTATCGGTAAATAATCTAAAGTTTTATAAAACATCACTAAAGATATTAAACCACGGCAATAAGCAATTTATCCCCATACAATAAAAAAGATACATGTATTAATTCTCTTTTTTATTTTTGAGATTTTAATACCGGGAGTTTGATGACAAAAAATACAGATAAAATATTACATTAAGAAAAAGGTATATTAATCCATTAGATTGTTAAAAGTAACACATTGTCTGTAGAGATATAATAGTGTAAAAATATTTGAAGATTATATAAATTTATAGACACAAATATAAATATGGATTAAGTATTAATGATGAATACTTAGTTATCTTGTAGTATCTAGGTATTTGTCGTAAAAGATATATTGTGCGACATGTGATATAATACGATTGTATATATAAGCAATCGTATTTTTTAAGGAGAAAAAATCATTATGCAAGAAAAAATTAATGTATTAAACCGTATCTACTCTGCTAAGATTGTAGAAAAAGAATTTATCAACCCCGAAACAAAACAACCTATCAAATACAGTGTTTTGCAGTTAGGCCTATCCCTCAATGGTTCTGATCAGTTTTTAGAGCTTAAGCTATCTAATAAATCAAACGCCAAACTATTGATTTTGTCATCAACACCTAAACCTAATCCAACAGAATTTCTAAACGAGGCCTAAAATATGTAGATAATTTAAGCCTCGACAGTTCGTAATTTAACGCCTCCCGTTAAAGAAAACAAAAAGCGAACAAAAAACCTAATATCAAACTTAAAGGAGAAAAAACAATGGCTTCAATTTTTCCAGCAGACACTGCAACAAAATTGATCGAGTCGATCACAACTGTTATCTCTGATAACATGGGTATTGTTGTTGCCCTTCTCGGTTTTACAATCGGTGTAAGTCTTGCATTTCGATTGATTCGCAAATACTCAAAAGTTAAAGCGTAACCACGACCTCGGGTAAGTCGTTAAACTGCCCTATCCATACCACGACCTTGGGTAAGTCGTTAAACTGCCCCGTTTATTAAACTAAAGGATATTATTTTATGAATTATACAACCGTTGATTCTGGAGTAGTTCTCGCCTCGTTGCTTGAACTTATCAAAGAGTTTTTTATTTTCATTTTACCCGTTATAGCGTTTTTAGCAGGCGTTTATTTTGTGTGGAGGATGATAATTTATTTGTTATTTAAGCAAAGGTTGTTTTAAGATGAAAGCATATATTTGGTCGCCGTTACATACACCTATATATTTTGATCATGTAACTTGGCTTGCTATTATTATTGTTTTAGTTATTGGATATGTAATTATTAAGAGTTTGGGAGAAAAATAAAAATGAAAAAGAATTTAATTTATTTGTTTTTATTTCTCTCTATTTTTTCTGCTTTTTTCTCTACAAACTTAGCTTTTGCAGATGACAATAATGATGAGTATAAACGCTATCGTTTAACAAAAACAGAGCAATATTATAATGAATCGTGGAAAAAACTTGATAAGTATAATATGCGAAAAACGACAGACAAAGATATTATTTTTGATGATGGCGAAACCACTTTATTTTATATGAAGCGATATAATGAAGAGTTTGATCCTATAACTGGCCGTGTTCGTTATTATAATAATATTTCTAACTCTTTCGCTGTTTTACAGAGTTTTTGGGGCGCGGTGTGCGATGAACCTTCACGCAAATTTTATGTTGAAGATACCGCACAAAAACTAGATCAAGCTTGCAAGGCACATTTTAAAGGCGCAAAATCTGTAATGTCTGTTAATTTTCAAGAAAGAAATAAAGCTAATAGCGCCTCGTTGTTAGTTTATACTGGTAAAGAAAATATTGAATTTAATTATAAAAATAGTGGATTTTATGCGCAACTTTCAGATCGTGAAGAAGCTAAAAAATTTATTAGAATTGATATTGGATTGATTACTCCAGAAAATTATAAAGAACGCCCTAAGCATTTTAACAATATTAATATATCTGCTTATAATCTTGATTCTTCAGAAATTTTTGGTTTGATGGGTAAGCAGATCGATTACAATTGGCTAGCTTGGGCGCCCCTTTACAATGAATTTAAAGTTAATTATCCGCAAGATTTTGATCAAAATAATAAACCTTCAAATAGCGCACAATCTGCTATTACACAAAAAAATAAATCTAAATTTTGGCCGTATTTCTCTTATAAAGTGTCAAAAATGAATTTGAACGGCTTTATTATTGCGATAGATAATAAAGGTAAAGAACCGTTTCAGATAACGCAAGTTCGCCCCGTGTATGAACTTTATGATAAAGATAAAAACAATCAGATCTTCAGATATGCTGGCAATTCCCTTTTAGATCATTTCAATTATGATTTTGAAGAAAAAGGCACATACTGGGTCAAAACCTTTATTGAGGTCAAGCCCCCTATGGTGAATTTTGGCCAAAATGTTGAAGTCATTCAACCCGTTTGGTCTAAAGTTTTGATCAATGGCGAAAGTTACGAGGTAGCAAACACCTCATTTGATGAATCTTCAAGCAAGCGTTGCGATGGTGAAAGTTGCGACACGCCCGCTTTTGTTGAAAATTGCGTCGTTTTAACCTCTTCAAATTTTGGCGATTTTACAAGGTGTAGCTTTAATAAGATTGACACACGCGCGCGTGAGCAATTTGGCGTCATTTATTCGCCCGTTCGTTTTTCGCAAGATATTGTCGGTCGTTTAAGCAATGTTAACGCCGTTTCGTGTGATTTCAGAATTCAAAATTATACTGCTTCAGTCTGTTTTATTCAAAACCGAACGCCACAGCTATACACAGTTATTGTTATTTTATCAAACGGTGTGTTGCTGTTCGGCTTCTCGATTTGGCTGTTTAACCAATCGCGCAAATTCTTTGCAGGTGAAGGAGATGAAGATTAATGGATTTTTTGGCTTTTCTTTCAACAATATTTTCAAATTTGGTTAACCCTATTTTTGAGCTTATCTATTGGTTCATCTCTCTTATTCCGAAAATTCCGGATTTTCCGCCTGCAGTTTATCAAAATTTTAAAGCTTTTCTCGACTTTGTTTTTTCAAGTCACGGTTTGGGTTTTGTCGGTTGGTTTTTCGGCGGTTGGACAGTGCCGTTGACTGTCGTTTCGATTGGTGTCGCCGTTAGCCTTGCAAGATTTGGTTATTTATTGATCATGTTTATTATTACAAAGTTACCTATTGGAGTTAAGCGATGACATATGCGGATTATATCAAAAAATCGATTAAGCCCGATTTCGGCGTTATAATTGATGATTATAAAGACAGAAAAAACAAAGATTATTTTCGCCCCTCGGGTGTTTCGGTCTATGTCGGTTGGCAAGGTGGCGGAAAAACGCTATCTGCCGTTTACCACATAGACAGACTTATGAAGATTTACCCTAAGGCAAAACTTGTTACAAATATTTTGTTTAACCGTGAATTTATAGATTATGCAGACAGAATTATTGAGTTTCAAACTGTCGATGAACTAGCAGATTTATTAGTTAAGACAAATAATAATGAGTTCGGCGTTATCTATTTAATAGATGAGATTCAGACATATTTTAACTCGCTAGAAAGTAAAAACATACCACCGTATATTTTTACTGAAATTTCACAACAACGAAAACAACGCAAGCTTATTATTGGCACTTCTCAATTATGGGATCGCATGGCAAAACCGTTTAGAGAACAAGCAAATTATGAGATTCATTGTAGAACATTTTTTAATATTTTCACAGTGCAAACAGTTATTGATGCACACACATTAAAACTTGATGATAAGACTGGGCGATCAGTCGGCAATATAATAAAACGAGGTTGGTTTTTCCACAATAGAAGAATTAGAAAACTTTACGATACTTTTCAAAAAGTCGTATCATCTGCAAATCAAATGGATATTTTCGAAAATCGACCGAACTATATAATAACAAAGAAGAAATAAAAATCACTGGCCGTGTTACGCATTGCGCCACGGCCAGTGATTGGGAGGATTTTAATTATGTTATATGAGCTAAAAATTACGCGTAAATTTCAATATACGCTTTATCACAACCGCACGGCTATTGCGCACTATAAGACTAAAAAAGACGCAAAAACCGCACTCTTAATAATTAAAAATAAGTTTGACACTTTAGACAAATTGCAAAAAATAATGACAGTGCAAACTGTGCCTTATCTTAACAATTCGAGGTTATCAGTTTATCAATATTGCCCCGATTTTGAAATAAAACATTATTTTAAAATCGAACGAGAACAAATAGCATAGTGGGGATCGCCCCGCTCGCGGGGCTCTTGTCAAAGACCACACTTAACGGAATTTTTTAGAGGATTTATGAACTTATCAAATTTAATTTTTAAAAATAACCCAGATCTCAAATTTAAAGAGATCTCAAGTTATGCTAAGGTTTACCCCGATTTTGTGAAAATAATCAAATATAATAGACCAGTAGTTGTTTTAACTTGTAAAGAAGAGGCAAAAAACATTAAAGATTCAAAAGATGAACAAGATTATCTAGAAAAATCAATTAACCGCACAAAAACTAGAATTAGTGATTATGTATTATGTAACAATTTCACGCATTTTGTTACTTTTACCTTTGATCAGAAAAACTCAAAAGTTAAAACTGAAGAAAACCGCCACGACTTGCGCAAGATGTCAAAATTATTGATAGGTTGGATTAACAACGAACAAAAGAATCATATTTTTAAACATGGTCATAAATTCAAATATTTAATAGTCCCCGAACGCCACAAAAACGGCGCTTGGCATTTTCACGCTATTTTTGAAAATTATAAAAATGAAATCGAAGACTTTTATAGCCCTAAAAACAAATATTTAACTGTTGATGAAATTCGTTCAAAAAACAAAAAACCTAAAAATCAAAGGGGTTTTCTGCCCCGTTATACCTTAGGCCGTTCAGAAATAGCCCCTATTAAAGACAAAACTAAAATGTCAAGCTATATCAAAAAATATATTACAAAAGAGCTAATCACTGAAAAATTTAAAAAACGCTATTGGTGTTCTAAAAATCTAAAATCACCTGAAGTTATTGAAAATATAGTAGAATCTTCGACTATAATACCTAAAAAATATATTTTTAAGAAATATGATTATCATAAAGTTTATATAATTCCTAAAGATAGCGACTATTTTAGATTTTTAAATTTTTCAAATAAAATAGACCATACTCTAAAACGCCGAAAATTTAGTTATATTGTAAAATCATCACGCTTATGATACTATTTAAGTATGCAAGAAAAAAATGAATTTACCGAAAAAGACTATTTAGAGGCACAATATAAAATTCAACGCAACATTCAAGCAAGCGTTTCAGTCATTGCTTTTATTTTCGTTGCTCAATTTTTATTAACAATTATAGGTTTAATAATTTTTTATTCTTCCCTTTCTTCTCTCCCCTCTATCTTTCTTCAAAAGTAGAGGGCAAATGGTGTAAATATTACACCATTTTTTATTACATTCCTCTTTGATATATTGTGCGACATTTGATATAATACGATTGTAAATATAAGCAATCGTATTTTTTAAGGAGAAAAAATCAATTATGCAAGAAAAATTATTAAATCAAGATAATATCATTTCAACAGTTGCCCGTGTTACACTTCGTACACAAAAATCTGAAAAATCTGGAAATTATTTCACTATCCTAACTTTACGTTTCAAAAATGGTCTAGAGATTGATTATTTTGTAGATAAAAAAGATAAATTCGGTCTTCTTGACGCTGTTAAATCAATCTCTCAATCTGAAAAACTAGACAATATCCTAAACGAGGATTAATAGCGTATGTGAAATTTAAACTGTTAGCCCAAACTTGCAAACAAAAAGCGAACAAAAAATTTAAAGTAATTAGTTTTTTTGAGAAACGCTTAAATCATATCATCGAACCAAAGAGGGGCATTTTGTGTCTAGATTTGATCTTATTTTGTTGGATATTAGTAAGAGACTATTGACCGTGAAGTAAAAGTAGACCACTCCCCTACTCACCCCGGAGCTTTTTAATTGAATGGTGTTATGATATAATGACATTATGAATGAAAAAATAATAAAGCCCTTAAATAATAATATAAAAATTGAAGAAAATAAAAGTTTTGCCTCGAAAGATATTCAAAAAAAGGCTTCAGATGCATATAATGAAAATACACAGAAAGAAGCTCTAGCTATTGAGACACGAAGTATTTTGAAGCAACGATCTAAGTATAACATACAGCAAGAAATTGCTAAAATGCGAAAAAATATTTTGTGGCTGACGCTGTTCTTTGTGATTATGTTTATTATTTACCATTCTCAAAAAAGTAATCTTTCGTTAATGTGGATTATTTTTATTATTTTACAGGCTCCGTATTATATTTTTAAAAGGAGTAAAATAATTAAAAAACACAAAGATGATTTTAAAATATAAAATTATTGCCAAGTTACAGACCCGGTAGTATTACCAATGGCAACAATCCAGGTTTGACCACGGTTCAGTTTGATAGGTGCTCCATCTTTATTTTTAAGTATTAGTGGGGAGTTTTCATTTGCTTTAGACCAAATTATTTCAGTAGCTAAGCCATCTTGAAAAACTAACCCGCTTCCTGATCCTAAATTTTCATAAGTGCTGTGATATCTATCACTAGCTAAACCATTGTTCATTTTTAAAATAACTATAGATTTTGGGGAAATTTGACCACCAGATAAATCTGTGTGCGCAACGCCAGCTTGACTACGTAAATAACAATTGCAATCATCCCTATGGATATAAGTTGAATTGTAAGAAAAACCAGATATATTCACTTGAATCTGAGAAGCATTTTTGGCTGAAGCTAACGAATCGTTTTTTCGAGAAAATCCTTCAAAATTTGAAGAATTCCAGCCTTTCGAATTTGCTAATGCGATTAAATTCGCCGAATTGGTATAGACATTATGAGGCGCGTAACGATTTCTTGAACGCCAAAAAGTTCGGGTGTTAAAAAATTCATCCATATCTTTATGTTTACCGTCACGAATTCGCGCAAGCGCATCACCAGATCCGCCAACATGCGCAATTGAAGCATCAAACCCAGAAGCCCAATCTATGTAATATCCACGGACGCTTCGAACAGGTCCAATTAATTCAGGTTTGTTTTGTTGGTATAAGGCCAAAAACCGGGTTATTCCACCCTCTGCGATAGCCTCAAAAACAACTTCTGCTTGATTTAACCCAGATTGAGGGCGCGCAGGAATTGAATTTTCAATCATTACGCCAAAAACTGGTGCGGTTTCGAGTTCTTTGTTTGCAACTTCCACGCCCGATAGTCTTGAATAAAATTTTTCCGGCACGGCTGGCTTTTTAACTTCTGTTTTTTGGATTTTTGTAACTGTTTTGGCTGGTTTTGGCTGGTTCTTTGCTAACAAAAAATAGATACCAACCGAAATAACTAGCAAAACTAAAACAACAATAATTGTAATGATGATTTTCTTTTTTCTTGATAGTTTCGAGAAAGGCTTTTTATTTTTTTGAGGATGACTAAAATCAACTTTTTTGGTTAAAGTTTCGTTTTTAACAATATTATTCACCTCTTTTGGGTGACTTTTGTTGATTTCGATCATTTGCCCTCCTGATTTTAAACCATTATACCGCTTATGCTTTTAAAAATCAAGATGAAACTGCTGTAATTGCAGCTTTTGAACGTTGATGCTTATTCCAGATTTGCCAAGTCGCAATTTTTGTGGGAACCTCTCCTGACCAAATTTTTATTGGAGAAAGCTTACCGATATTTAAATTCGAATTTAAAGGTGTTGAAAAAACTTCACCGTTTTCGGAGATGATAAAGTTTTCGTTATTTAAAGTTAAAATTTCTACAGGGTAAGATAATGTAAACTTATGCAAAACCTCAACAATATTTGAAAGATTCATTGAAAAGGTTAAAACTTTTGGGTAGAAGATTTTCGAAAAAATTTTTTGAAGTTGTGCAAAGCTAGCTAAAATACTAACATTTTCTTTAAATAGAATTTCGCTAAAAGAATCTAAAAGAATATCAACCGCATCACGAGTGATGAAAACTGGTTTTTCACTTTCGAGAATGAATTTTTCAAAGAGGATGGCTGTTTCAGAATTTTTATTAGTGTCGCCAATAAATAGAATTGAATCAGCCCATTTTTCACCTGCTTTGAAGTCTTCCCATGCTTGATTCGAAAAACCACCAGATTGATTGCTTTTTGCGAAAATAAGTTCGTGGGAATCGATTTTTATATCTTTTTTTAAACTGTCAGGTAGAAGGACTCGAACCTCCCCTACTCCAGTTTGAAGGGCTGTTTTGTGCGCATTTACTAAACCATGAAAACTCCCTGCCCCGCCCCCGATAATCAAAAGTTTGCCGGCGTGTGCTCGTTGCTCGGGCTTACTCCATTCGATTTCTGGAAAAAGTAGTTTTGAAGATTGAGTGTGCCAAAAATCAAGCATTATTTAGCTCCAAAGAAATTGGACAGTGATCGCTACCAAGAATTTCATTATGAATTTCAGTATAATTATTTTGTGAATTTAGCTCTTTCGAAACTACAAAATAATCAATCCGCCAGCCAACGTTCCGTTCACGAGATTTTGCGAAATGACTCCACCAAGTATAAATTTCGGCTTTTTCTGGATTTTGAATTCGAAAAATATCAACAAGATCTGCTGAAATAAAATTCGAAAATCCTTGGCGTTCTTCATCTGTAAAGCCGTGTTTGCCACGATTAGATTTTGGATTCGAAAGGTCAATTTCTTCGTGAGCAACGTTTAAATCACCACAAAAAATCACTGGTTTTGGTAAAAAGACTTCGTTTGGATCGTTTTCGAAAATATCAAGATTATTTGAAAAATCTTCGCAAGAAAATTCACCAAGCTCTAAGCCTTTTACGAAAGCTAAAAACGCCGCGTCCCAATTTTCACGCAATTTTAATCGACCTAAATCATTTTTTGTGTTTGGTGTGTAAACGGTAATTAGCCAGAAATCTGTAAATCTAGCTGCACAAATCCGCCCTTCGGTAGAAGAATCACCAAAAGAGTCGGCAAGATTAAATTTATCTAGAA